AGCCAATGGTGTAGGCATTCTATACACAACACCTTTGTCAGCATCTCTGTTACCAGCCGCAACAATCAAAACATTGTCTGGCAACACATATGATCCAACCTTACGATTAAGGATCAATTGATAAGCCGCCGCCTGTACTGCCGGCGCGGCCGAATTCATTTCATCCAAGAACAAAATAATGTATTTGTGCTTTTTAGCCGTTTTGGCATCTGGCAATTCTGTAGGCGGTGCCCACTTCATTGTATTGTCATTAGCCGCATAGTATGGAATACCTTTAATGTCTGTAGGTTCCCAAAGTGAAAGTCTAATGTCAATAACTAATGCCTCCATTGAATCACCAATCTGGTGAACGATATCGGATTTACCAATACCTGGAGGACCCCACACAAATAGTGGTCTCTTCTTTTTGAATGCCCTAAGGATTGCCTTTTTGGCGTTGTTAGGACTTACTGTTCTTGTAGCAATGTTTTCCATGTTGTACTCCTTCTAATAATCAGTGCCGTTTGTTTATTATGTTTATATAATAGCACCAATAAACCAAAAGGTCAAGTGTTTTTTTAATTTTTTTTTGGATTTTGGATAGGTAAAAAACCTTTATAAATCAATGGTTTAATGTTCTTCAGTTCTTTTTAATGCTTTAGTTAAGCCATATTTTTTGACATCACCACTGAAAAGATGCAGTTCGAGTGCTTTCTTTTCGTCCATAACTGTAATATGATCTCTACCCAACCAATATGGGCAAGTGATAAATTGATCTAACCAAATTAACGTGCTGGTTGTGAGTGTAAAATCATCTGGAAAAGGAACGTCATAAGATTGTATATCTAATTTTTCTGTAAGATGTAAGAAGCCTTTGTCAGTTAAACGTAAGCCTCCAACTTCTTTGCTTCTTGTATTTTGCCACCATACACTCATATACTCTTTGACATTTGCTTCTGTAATAGCAATGTCTGATTGTTTTAAGAAAACTTTAGTGTATGTTTCTTTCCAATTCATGCTTGAATCTTATTATCATCTAATGTAGTTTGTATAAACTCTTTAAGTTTCTCTTCAGGAATACAATATAAATTTTGTAAATCTCTTCCAGGAAATTCTTGTCCTAATCTTTCTCTTATTGCAAGAACGCCTACAGGTGAACGTGCAAATTCCAAGCACTCATCTACAGTTTCAAACTGAGGTTTGTACCACACAAAGGTATCTATCTGTCCTGTGGGTGATGTCCCTAACATTAGGGCAATAAGGAACCACATATTACTACTCCTTAATTATTTTTTCTTTTCCATCAATTTGACAGCGGCATCGTGATCTTTTTTAGAGACTGTACCTTCACGTAAAAGTTTTTCTCTATTTGCCATGTGCTTCATTTGAATTTCTTCTTTGCTTCCGCCAAAGTATGCTACTGCATGACCGTCTTCAATCATCATGTCAGTCAATCTTTTATCATCTAAAATAAAGTCTCCTAAGATACGTCCAAACTTTCCTTTTTTATCTCCGCCGCTTCTGTCTATTTCTGTTTTTAGAACTTGCATACTATTTGTAGGCATATTGTCTTTTACATATTGCTTTGCAGTTAATCCAAAAAGTTTTTCTACTTTATCTCGTGTGCGTGATTCTGGGGTATCAATCCCCATCATTCTAACTCTTTCTTTTTTCAGCCAAACGCCAAATCCTAAGTCGATATCTACATCAACTGTATCACCATCTACAACTTTAAGTATTTTACATCTGTATTCGTACATCTTTATTCCTTTACAATTTTTCCTGTGGTAAGTTGCATAACTTCAAACTCTGTACTGTTAAACAAATCGTTTAACTTCTTTGCAAGATTGTGTGCATGACCTGGGTTTGAAAAAGAAACTTTTTTGTATTTAGGACCAGGAAAACTTGAAAGTGAATTTTGTGTTTTTAGGTTAAAAGGCTTGCCTTGATAAAAGACTGCCCATATGGCATCAGCCGCCAAGACTTGATCAGACTTGTAAGTCTTTTTGTCTATATGTTCTAATAATATTTTCGGTTTTGGTCTGCTCATATACGTATAATTCCTTTAATTATATACGTATATATTTATCTATTTTTCTGTTATAGTAATATTAAACGCAGTGCTGATTCTTGGTGTGTCGGACTTTTGTACAGGAATACTGTGATTTAGATAGGGTGGAAAGAATATCATATCGCCTTCTGTAGCATCTGCATATACTACTTCTTTAGGCTGTTTTGTAGGTAAATTTTTAGTTATAGGTGTAGACTGTGTGCTTCTAATACCGTCTGTAGAAGGGTTATAAAACACTGTAGGCTCATGTACAGTAGGGTCATATTTAACATAGTGTACTGCACATACCTGTATAGTACGTGGACTTGATAGATGATTATGTATTTCTCCCCAACCACCTTTTCCAGTAACATTATACCATGCATCAATACCTACTTGCCAATTTAGTTTATCAGTATTGTAACCATAGAATTCAAGGTACTGATTGATAGTAGGTTCATATAAAACAAAAAGGTCACTCCAATCTATGAGGAGAGCACCTTGAAAATAATCGCTATATACGTTACAAAAAGGACTATTACTGCCTTTGTCATGGTATTCACTTTCTACATTATCAACTAAAAAACGTTTGATTTGCTCGTGTTGATTTACTTTTACTTTGTAAATGTCTGTTTTAAAGAGTGTTTGGACTTCCATTAATCTTTGAATCCGCCGCCGTCCATTTCGACTTCGACTACTTCATTCTGTGCCTTTGCAGTATTATCTGCAAGGAACCTCTCCATATCGCCTAACAGTCTGGAGTTTACTTGCCCTAATGTAAGTGCAAGATTTTTTGCATCTGCTAAAGATAATCTAATTTCTTTTTGATTACTTTGCTCGGCAACTTTTACCTGTTGAAAAAACTTTTCAAAAATTACTGTATTAATTGGTTCTTTTGTCATCTGCATTTGCCTTTGATAACTCTTGTCTCATTGTAAGTTCATCTTTAAAAGGACCTTTTGAAACATAGTTTTCGATAGTAACCATCTTAGGGCAAAAACTTCTTACCCAACCTTTTTCAAATCTAATTATATAATAGCCTGCACAATATAAACTTTTAGATTTTTTGCTTTTAGTAAACAAAGGTAATTTACGTTTTACATCATACATAGAATTAAAAGGCACACAAGAAGTAGCATAACCTTGTACTTCTTTTTCTGGTTGCTTAGGTGAAGCATCACTAATTGTTGCTCCCCATGTAATATCAATATCTTTTACAAGTTGCTTTTCGCTTTCGTAAAATTTTGTCTGTGTGTTACAACAGTACATATATGATTTATCTTCTTGCTTTGATAGTGTTCCAATACGTTGACCATCTTCTTCAACGATCCAAAACTTTCCATCAACAATTGGACTTGCTTTAATTTTTGTCATTTAATACTCCAAATGTTTCAGTTGTTATGACAGTGACGTTAATACTTTTATTTGCCGCCAAGGCCGCATATAATCTTGTTCTACCATCGATTACATAACGACCGCTGTCTAATTCTAATATCAAAGGTGGACGACAAGTCCCGACTTCTACTGCTTCAATAATAGGCTCTAAAGGAAACTCTCTTTCTCTATCATCTCGTTTATCACGAGCAAGTTGTTCCTTAATGTACTGTTCTCTATACCCTTCTTTTCCACTTATTTCCTTTAATGCTTGTAGCATATAAGGATCTTCGGGCATATTGTCTAAGTTATTTAAGCCTAATATTTCGCTGACTGACATATTTTGGACAGGCAAATTGTCCAGTATCTTGCCAATCTTTTTAGCGGCATTTTCTATTAAATGCACTTCTGTAGGTAATCTTTTGCCCAATCTAAAAGGTAAAGTCTTTACAAAATCTTGTACTGCTGGATCCATAGATTCTAATAGTTCATATGCATCAGCATAATTTTCGTCCATTAATTGCATACGTATCTCGCATTTAATGGTTCACTGTAACTTTGTACTTGTTCGCTAATTTTGTTAAGTTCGTGTCTTGCACAAAACTTCATTAACTTAATACCAACCTGTTGTACTTCTTTAGGTGTTTGTGTAGCAGTACTGATAGTATCGTTTATAATAGTTCTAATATTATCAGGTTGTGCAGTTAGATCACAAAGAATAACATTACGTTGATAATCTTCAAGGACTCTATGCTCTTTACCATCATGGTCAACCCAACGTTGTAGCATAAGATTATTCCAAGAGTAACCTTTGCTTTCTTTGTCAGCAAATGCTTCTTGTAAGCCTACTTTATTTTTAGTACCTTTGACTCTTACTCCAGGATATGCTGAAAAAACATTATCACTTGTATCACCACGCATACATTTTTCAAAGAGCAACCATTCAGGATTAGGTGCTTCCTTTTCCTTCTTAGTTTTCTTATCTAACACACGATTACCTTTTTTATCAAAATAACCTTCATGTGTAATTGTAACGTCTTGAATACCATTGTACTGTTTTACATTAGGTGCAATTAATTGTGCAAAGTCGCCATCAGTTGAAACAATAACATGATTGTCATTAGGATGTGATTGTATCCAACCTGCAATCAAATCATCTGCTTCAAGTTCAGGATGTTGCAATACAGTACAGTTTGTTTTTTCGCCAACAAAGTTTTTAAACTCGTCGAACATCTCCCAAAAGACTTCTTCCTCTTCTTGCTGACTTGCTGTCAGAGCCGCACGAGCATCACTTCTGTTTCGCTTGTAAGGTTCATAAAAGTCCTTACGCCAAGAACGTCCTTCTAAACAAAATACAACATGACTGCCGTCAAAGTCTTGCCAAACTTTTCTTAAACTACTCAAAGTAATATGAAAAGCCATGCCAACTTTATCAGTTAAGTTGCCTCGGATAACGTGTCTTGCACGAAAGAAAGTATTTGCAGTGTCTACGAGTACATAAGTCATAGTACTATATTACTTGGATTCTGCGTTTTTGTCAAGTTCTTTTTTTGCTTTTTCTTGAATTTCTTTTAGAATATCTTGATTCATAAAAGGAATAGCATTAAAGAAATCTTTATCAAAACTTCCTGTAAGACGTAAATCAAATGCTACACTTACTCTTGGTTTTGATTCTGAATGCTCCTCTGTGTAGTGTTGTGTATAACTTGGAAAGATTACACAGCCACCTTTTTTATTAGGTAATCCAATTTTTGATTCTGGATCAAATGAACTTCTATAAAATGTTTTTGTTTGGTAATCATCAAAATGCATATTACCACTTAGATAAGAATCAGGAGTGCCACCATGTGCGTGTACATCCATTGCTTCACCTTGTCTAAGAATATTTGCCCAACAAACAATTTGTAGGTCTTTTAATTCTAATTGTTGGTTCTGTACATATTCAAGATAAGAATATCTAATAAAAGTAAGTAATTCGTTAAATGCAGGCTCGTCTTTGTTATCTAAAAGATTATAACGTCCGAACCTTGTCGTAATATGTTTCTCAGTTAATCCTGTACCGCCCGAATTTGCAAATTCATAATCATCTAAGATCTTTTGTTCGTTATCTATAATCCACTTTTGAATAGCATCAACATGAACTAAATCTGTCCAGTTAGTCAACCAAAGCGGAATATTCCATGATGGTGCAAATTCTGTGTGGGGGTGAAAACTTTTTACTCTAATTAATGACATTACTTAACCTCCGTTTTACCGTCGCCTAAATTTTTTGTTTCAATGTATCCTGCACCACGTGATGGATCGTGACCTTCTTCAGCAAGTACATTTCTTGCAAGATCTTTAAACCAAAGGTCAACAATTTCTTCATTGCTTTCACCTGAATAACCTGCATCAAGCAGTTGTTCAATAAACTCATTATTCCAATCAAGTTCAAAGAATCCGTTACGAATATTATCCTTGTTTACCTGTGTATCTAAAACACCAACCCAAGGCTTTTTATCTTTTGTTGCTTGTTCTTTTTCTTTTAACATCAGTTCACGATGTGTAAGTTGTGTTTCGTTCGATTTCTTTTTACCGAACAAATCATTAAATTGTTTTTTAATTTTTTCCATCATAGTCCAGCCTTTCTTGCACGTTCGTCAGGATCAAGTTCCCCATGCGTTTCCGAAGATGTCGACGTGAAGTCTGGGGGTATAGCGCCAGCCTCGCTCCATTGCCAGTTCTGCGACTCTTCTTGTGTTGAGTGTATATTCTTCTGATCTGCCTCCGAGCGGCATGATATAAACGGGAACATCGATTCCTGCTCTACGATATTCCTGTACTGCTTTGGTAACTTCGTCCACGTCCACTGAATCAGCGACCACAAACTTGAAATACATACTACTACCACTAACATCGAAATAACTACGAGCAATGTCAGGATTGATAGCATCATCCCAAATTTCGCCCGATACGGAAAGTTTCGGAGAGCAACTCCAAGTAATTTCAAATCTGTCTTGAGACTCGATATATTCTTTGAAATCGTCTCTGAGAGGTTGTGTTGTATTTGTTTCAAATGTAACATTTTTTAAGTCTCTCATCTTTGGATGTTCAAATAAATCTACATAGAATTTTTGCCATCCTAATAGTGGTTCACCACCTGTTAATATAAAATGAACATCTTGTCCATTGGACATAGTCCATTTTCCTTCTGGAGTCAAACTAAGAATATAATCAACTACTTCGTCAACAGTATGATCTTTCATGTACTTTTTAAATTGAGGATAGATACTTGCATACGTATCACAACCAGTATGAATAATAGGCAAGTCTTCAAACTTCTCAACTTTATCTAATACGCCATCATCTAAAAGTTGTTTGACTTCTGGATTATATTTAACTCCTTCTTTTCGCACATAACTTCCTCTTGAATGTCCAAAATTCATACAACGGAAATTACAACCAAAGGTACGCAAAAAGACAGAAGGAACGCCAACAAAACGTCCTTCGCCTTGAACTGAATAAAACGCTTCAGAATATCTTAGTTTCATTCTTTCACCTGTGCTAACGGTTCATTAATATATGAATCGTTGTAGTCCCCATTATTTTGATATCTACGAATAGACGTGTCTTTTACAAGTCTTCCGTCTTTGATAGTGTAAGTAGTGTATTCTGCTTTAATTACACCGTCTTTAGATCTTTCAATATGTTCTTTCATTGGGCCTTCCTCAAAATTAGTCACGTGCAAACTCCTGTTGTAATTTAATATTATCCATGAACTCCTTTTTAGTACCTGGATCTTCATTAAAGGCACCCTTTAATACAGTAGTCTGAGTTAAACTACTCTTAGCCATAATACCTCGGTTTTCACAACAACCATGTGTTGCTTGAATGTAAACTCCTACATTATCAGAACCTGTTGCACTCATGATCTCACGTGCAATGTCATTATTAAGTTCTTCTTGTAGTGTTCCACGTCTTGCACACCATTGTGCGATACGTGTATATTTAGAAAGTCCAATTAATTGTTCAGCGGCAATAATACCAATATATGCAACACCACCAACTGGTTGATGATGATGTGAACAAACACTTTTAATTTCTGAACGTACCACAAGCATACCTTTATAACCATCTTCTATATGATTAGGAAATGCAGTAGCATTAGGCATAGGATGATACCTACCACTCATTAATTCGTTAAAATACATTTTAGCAAGACGTCTTGCAGTATCTTTAGAATTAGGATCGTTGAATCTATCAATTATAAGCCTATCAAGTACACCTTCAAATGCCTCAGTTGCCTCTTCAATTAATGCTTCTTTTTCGCCTTTAAAAATATATTCAGAGATATTATCTCCTGCCCAATAACGTTTGTTATTGTCCTGAATACGTTTCGTTACTTCTTCATATTTTTTCAATTTACTTCTCCGAGTTATAGACGTGGATGTCTCCGCGTATAATATACTTTACAGTATATACTTTATTTAGGTTTTTGTCAAGTTTTTTATGCACTTAGAAATACTTTTTGAGCATTTCAATTTGGTCATCATACTCAGCAATAACCTTAAGTTCTTTTTCGATTGATTCCAAAATATCAGGATGTTCACCAACTCCTGCGGCATTTTTCAAAAAAATCTCAACATTCATTGCGTGTTTATGAATGTGTCCTTCTGCGTGTTTGATCAAAGCCTCTTTTGTATTCTCTCTACTATATTCACCAACTTTACTCATTTTCCAACTCCTTTCCTATTTGTGGAATAAATTCACTTGCGATTAATTTATGTGCTTCTTCATTGAAGTGTTCGTCATCAATCGTAAACAAATTTAAGTCTGCCTTATCGCTCAAAAACTCATGAACGGTTTTTGAACTAACTTTACCATAAGAGCAATCACCAAGCATATTTAGATCTTTAGGCAACCAAGTGTTCTCGTTAATGGCAAAAATTTTTAAAGATGCATTATGTTCTTTACATAATGTATTCCAAAGTTTCACTTCTTTAAAAAATGCTCTTTGGTTTGTGGTACTCATTAATTCGTACCATGCTTTAATTCTTTGATATCCTTCTTGTTGTAAATTAGGATCGGTTAAGTTAAATGGAGCCATTTCAAAACCAATTGACGGTTGTACTGCATAATCACCTTTTACAGTAATCATACCAGTGTCAAAAGATTTTGCTTCATCATTCCAAACTCCTACATTGTAGCAATCAATTTTGCCTTTTGTTTCTTCTAAAAGCATATTACTATCCAAAGGAGTAATGTTTTCGAAATGACACGGATTAGTCCAAGTGACTCTAAATCTATTCCAGTAACTTTGTTGTATAACTACTTCGTCAATATCGTTATATTTTTTGAATAAGAACGCAAGTCTTTCACTGTAATCATACCAACCACGACCAGGACAAGCAAAAATTACACCATCTTTGCCTTGATTATTAATATAATATTCTGCCCAGTTGTTATCATTCCAACGGTCACGTTCATGTTTGCCGTAACTGTATCCTGCACTATGACTACAACCTATGACTGCTGTTCTCAATTTGGTTCCTTTTCTGTGGCAATAATACCACCGTGGATTTGCCAATTACAACCTAAACTTTCATAACCTTTTTCTGTGAGCCATTCATAACGACCTTGCCAATTATCGCTTTCAAGTTGTGCTTCGTAATCGTCATTTAGTTTATCTTGTTCTTCTTCTGTAAAGTAATTTCCATAGAATATAAAGTCTTCTGCACAACCATCATAGGTATCCCAAAGTTCGCATACTTCATAATCATCATAGTCCCAGATTTCTCCATCTTCACCTAATGACTCTTGCAAGTATTGTACTTCTTCTTCACTTTGTGGTGTAACAAGAAATGTGCCGTTACGCCATAAAATTTCTGTGTTTAGTTTTTTCTCTGCAGATTTATTTTCGTACATTTCTATTTCAGTAAGACTCTTTTTCCAATAAGCACATACTTCATATGTTTTACCTAATTCAATTTTACTTACACCTTCAGACATTACACACAATCTCCTTCCAAAAATAAATCAGGTTGTCTTAGATCTTCTTTGATAGTGTATTTTTGTTTTTCAGGAATCACACCTCTTACACCACCTTTGGGATCTTCCATATCGCCTTTGCGTCTTGGAATTAAATGTACGTGTGGATACATAACAGTCTGACCTGCTTCGGTACCAATGTTTTGTCCAATGTTGTATGCATCACAATATCCGTTTTGTGTCCAATCATAACCCCAAGCATATGCGGCCTTGTAGCATTTTTCTAATTTGTCCCAGGTTTCTTCTTTAGGAACAAATAAAATATGTCCTTGTGTTACAGGATATTTGTCTCTAAATACTGTAAAGTCTCGTGTGTCAACTAATATGTCTTTCCACGGAATATCTTTATATTGCATAAAATTCTTCCTTAATGTATCGTTGAAGTTCATGATCACCTACATTAGCAGGCACTCGGTTTTTGTAAAACAATTCATAACTATCTGAACCATACTTGCCAATGCCGTGTAATTCAGTTGCATCTTCTCCATCCCAAGTAAGATAGTCTAAACTCATTTGACGCAATCTTTTTTCACGTACATTAACCATTCCTAATGGTTCAATAATACTTTTAATTGTTTTAGATGTGGTGTTTAAAAAATGCACTGGTGTAGGACAAATTTTAAACAGTTTTGGTAGTACACTTTTTACTTGTTTACGATTAGTTAAATTTAAACAAATAACACCAACCATATGTTGCCAAACAGATTCTACCTGTTGTTGCACCATTAGATCATCACGCATATTCACTTACATTCTCCCAAGGATAAACAAGCCATACATCTTCTTCTGCTTTGTTTACTTCGTGGCAACTATAAGTTACTTGATCAAATTCGCTTGACAAGTTTTCTGTAAGCACTCCAAATCTAACATTGTCTCCCCAAATACCGCTCCATATATCTTCTTCGTTTGGCATACATGAACTTCGCCAATCGTCTTTGATCCAATTAAATGTAGCACCAGTATCGTTGATATCATCTATAATAAGAATATTCTTTTTGAAGTTAGGTGCCCATCTGGCTCCAGTAACACCATGTTTATTATTACCAGAAGGATCAGGATTAACTCCAAATGCATCATCGGCCATCCATGTATTGCTTTCACTTTGTTTGTCATCATCACGCAAACTTACTTTGAGTGCTTCACAACGAATTCCTGTCATGTTAGAAATAATAGTAGCAGGAACATTACCACCACGAGTAATACCTACAATATAATCAGGACGCCAGTTGTCCTTGTACATTTGATTTACAATACTGACACACATTTTCTCAACGTCTTGCCAAGTGTAAAAATGTTTCTTAACCATGTTCGCTCCTTACGTACAGCAGGTCCTGATCACCTTTTTTTACAATTACTCCGGTGCCATCGCCTTTGTTTGGTTCAACAAATTTAAGTGCAGGAACAAATCTTGCAGAAGATCTGAAGCCTGTTGCACTATGATTAATGTTACTCCTAAAGAAGCAGAAACGTCCTGGGATAGGAGCAACACTTACAATTAAAGGATCTATATTTCCTTCAAAATCTTTTGTTTCGTATGTACCTAAATCATCTTGTGTTATAAAGAATTTTGTTTCACCTTTTTCATCAGGACCCCAAGTAGTATTACAATAATACAATAGTGTCCAATCACAATCATCTTTATGATAATAAGCATCTTCGCCTGTTGCAAAGAAATTTAAATTACTTCTTCTATATTCTAAACCTTCAAGATCTTCTAATTTTTCACTAACTACATTCCATAGAGTTGACCAAGTATGTGTGTGTTCAAACTCAAAGCACTGTAAACCTGTAGGAGGTTGATTAGGATTGTCTTTTGTACCCCATTTAAAACTTAAATTCTGTATTTCTTTTTCAAGTACAGACACTACTTTTGGATTAAGAACATCATCATATGTTCTAATTAAACCACCAAAATATTCTGTCTTTTTAATTTCCATACTTGTCCTCAAGGTATTCATCATAACGTACCCATTCGCCATCTCTTATAAATCCCCATTCTCTTTTCTTGGGACCTGGCATAAACAATGTCCAAGGTGTTACACCCGGCTCTAATTCAATTCTGTGTAAACTCTTAGGTGTACTAAATCTAAAACTACCAGGACCTCTCCAAAACTTACCTTCTGGAGTATGTTCCCAATATCCACCTTTTAGAATTAGTGTAAAGTATGGCCATGGATGATCATGTAAATCATCTAAATCACCTTTATGAAACTTATGTAAAAATACATTGAACGGAAACTTTTTACGATCCTTTAAAAAAAGATAGTAACGTGTTAGATATGGTTCGTTCTCATATCTATCCATAATTACTCTTTTACGTCCAAGTTTTTCTAAAAGTTTAAAAAGGTATTTCATTATCGCCTCTGTTGTTTTTATAATCGTCCTTTACAAGTTTGTAAACATCAATAAATTTATCATATGCAATTTTAAGTGCCGGATACATTCCAATCATTTCATTTACTTGATTTTCTGACGGCCAATTATCAATACCATCATCAAATGAACCTACGTCAAACGTAACATTACTTGTAGGATCAGGATTAAATTCATCTAATGAAATACTGAAAGTACTGTCTGTGTAATCGGAACTTGCTCCTTCATATGTAATTGTGTAAGGTTTATCATCACTCATCTTTAATAGCCTTATATAATGCTTTTCCACTAAAGAAGTCATCTGATAGTAAATGTGTTTGCTTCTGCATAGGCACTATGTATTTTTCATAGTTTTCCATATATTCAACTATCCTATCACATACTTCGCTTTTATGTTTCTTATAACTTTCAAAACTTTCTGTCCATACACTCGGATACTTAAAGTGTTCAGTAGCCATTTCTTTGTAACTTAATCTATCCGGAACCATTGGAATAGTATCTACAAGTAATCCTTCATACCAACTAATACCAAGTGTTTCTTGTAAGTTAGCACTAAACACCATTTTTGCTTCTCCAAGCATATTATGATATTCGTTCTTTGTAAGTTGTTTTTCTTGACAAATTACAAATTCATACTGTCTTAATGTATCTTTTAAGTCTTGGAATATTTCAGGTTGCTTCTCAGGAGCAACTCTATGCGGAAACAAAATTAAATTCTTTTTGGGCATTCCTTTGTACATTTGAAAACTGTTCTTTTCATATTCCATAGGCCAGCCAACACGTCTAATCTTTTCATCAGTAGTATCAAATACTGCTTTAAACATATCAACATGGAATTGTGTAGCAAAGAAATTATGATCATATGCTTCAAACATAGATCTTTCTGCGTTTCTAACCCAAGGCTTATCACCAATAAGTCTTCCTAAAAAGTCCGCAGGATCGTAACTGCCGGCGTGCCACAAGCC